CAGTCGGTGCATCAGCAACGCTAACAGTTAATGGATTTTATACAATATTATGACAAGTGAACTTAGAGTAGATAATTTAAAAGGTAGCACCACAGGTGGCAGTATAAATGTCTTGGGTGAAGGTACATCTGCGACTACTAACTTACAGCAAGGGTTGGTAAAAGCATGGATGCAATTAAATGGTACTGGAACGATTGCTTTAGCTGATAGCTTTAATATAAGTAGTGTCAATGATGATGCAACAGGGACATACACACCAACATTTACAAACAATTATGCTAACAATGATTTTTCAGTATCAGGTTCAGGGGGAGTAAGTTCTACTAGACCTGTTGCTAGATTTGATGAAGGCACGACAAGCACACAGAAACAAGAAATGAGGTCAGAAAGCGATGGTAATGCTTATGATGAAGCATCTACTAGGCAAATGTCAATGGGAGATTTAGCATAATGGCAAGTGAAATTAAAGTAGATACAATCGTCAATGCAGGGGGAGATAATGACACTGGGATTGACCTTGCGACTAATGACCAGATATTGCTGAAGGTAGCCAATGCTACAAAGCTAACCATGAACTCCACAGGACAGACCACTATCGTTGGAGAGGGTGGTACGACTACTACGAGTGTACAGCAGGGGTTAACAAAAGTATTTTGTAAATTTAATGGTGAAAGCACAATTGCGATTGGAGATAGCTTTAACACCTCTGGTATTGATGACAATGGCACTGGTCAGTATGACGTAAATTATACAAATAGTATGGCTAGTGCAAATAATTGTCCTAATATAAACGCAGACCAATTTATGTCACAATTTGATGCTGAACCAAATGCCACAAGAGTAAATATGACAATAAGAAACTCTAGTAATTCTACTGTTGATACTGGATTTATAAGCGTCAATGTAAACGGAGACTTAGCATAATGGCATCAACACTAAAAATAAATACATTAACAGGTGTCACCACAGCAGGGTCAATTGCTGTGACTGGCGAAGGTAATAGCACCACGACTAATCTACAACAGGGGTTGTGTAAGGCTTGGTGTGATTTAATTTCTACACACGATAGCTACAACGATAGCTTTAATTTTTCTAGCCTTACAGACAACGGAGCAGGAGATGGAACTGGAACGTATTCTTCAGCATTTGCAAATGATGATTATAGTATTGCTTGTTCTATGAAAAGTGGTGGCTCAACAAATCGTAATGCTCTTGTAAACTCCCCTTCAACAACAACAGTACAAATGATAACAGGTCTTACAGCATCGGATAGTAAATCAGATTATCATTCTGCTTATATAATGTGTGGAGATTTAGCATGAGCAAAGCAGCAGAATTAGCGAGTTTACAAGGTGTGGCGAAGGCTTGGAACTTTATATCAGATGCAGATGCAGGTACAATAGTTCAAGGGGACTCGTTTAACACGAGCAGTGCAATAGATAATGGCACAGGGTTGTTTAGATTCCCTTTAACAAATTCTATGGGTAATACTAATTATCTGCATATAGGAAATCCATCAGGAGCAACAGATAATTACACAATTGTTGCTTTGAGAGACTTAACACAACAAAATGGTATAGATGGTAGGACAACAGCTAGTTTCGCTATTAGGATAAGAAACAATGGTAATAGTGATGACGATGTAGCAGAAGTGGGCATGGGTCTAATAGGAGATTTAGCGTGACCAAAGCCTTAGATCAACGTGTCACAAAGATATTTCAAATACATTAAATTAACCGGGGGGACTCATGCTTGGGTTTGGGGTCGGAGAAGCTATTGCGGCAGCAACGGCTTTCAAAAGTGCTGTGGACGCGATAAAAAAAACGATAGCATCCGCAAGGGATGTACGCGATATTGCGTCCAGTATCGATCAGCTACTTGACAGCAAGTCTAAGATTGATCGTGCAAAGAAACACAAAGCGCCGCCAGGATCGTTTAGTATTAAATCAATCGCGTCAGATACTATTAGTGCAAAGCTTGCCGAGGAAGAGCTTTATAACATCTCTGTCTTAATAGACCAGAGGTTCGGACATGGCACGTTTCGTGGGATCCAGGAAGAACGAAAGAAACGCATCAAAGAATATAATGAGGCGGAGCGTAAACGGCTAGCAGCAAAAGCAAAGCGTCGCAAAGAATTAATAAATGATCTTAAAATTTTTGCTTACATTATCGGCGGCAGCATTGTCGTTGTTGTGGCTATCATTATCTATATCACCTATTCAAACTAAGGGAGCGCACGATGATCGCATACATTATGACCTGGTTAAAAGGGTTCGCAAAACCGCAGCCGGAAGAAGCATTGCCGAGTTTTATTGCGTCTACATCAACCAAGAAGAGGGGCAGACCAAAGCAATTAAAGTCGGCAGCTGGCAAGACTGTCCAGAAAAAGAAAAGTAAATGACTCCGGAAAACCTGGATCGCTGGAAGATAATCCCCAGGCTAATGATGGTTATTATGACCGGTGTGTATATCCGCTGCATCGAGTGGGCGTTAAGTCAGCCAGATCTAACCACACAACAAGCTAGTCTTATATCGGTTGTCACAGGGGCCATGACCGGATCGCTTGCGGTGTTCCTATCAAAAGAATCATCAAAAGGAAAAGACGAATGATTGGCAGCATAGTGACGGCAGTGTCGGGTCTAGCATCCAGCTGGATCGAGGGCAAGACAGCTATACAAAAAGCAAACGCGCAGATCAAAATGAAAGAGGCAACCGGCGAGATCGATTGGGATCTTGCAGCAATGCGCGCCTCGCAGTCATCTCTCAAAGACGAATGGTTGACTTTGCTTTTTAGTATTCCTCTGGTGCTTAGTTTTTGTGGGTCGTGGGGCAGAGAAATTGTAAAGGATGGGTTCCAGGCACTTAGCGAAATGCCGGAGTGGTATCAGCTGACAATCGGTGTAATTGTTAGCGCCAGCTTTGCTACCAGATCTGCTACTAAATTCATTAACATGAGGAAAAAGAAATGAAGAAGAATTTTGAAAGCTGCATGGTGATGCTGCTCGAGAACGAGGGCGGATATCAAGACGACGATCGGGATCCAGGCAATCACGGCGATGGATACGGCAATTCAGGATCAACTAACTGGGGAGTCACAGCGAAAGTTTACGCACAGTTTACCGGTCAACCAGCAACCAGAGATATTATGAAATCGCTGAAAAAAGAAGATGTGTATCCGGTCTACAAAGAGTTGTATGCTGACAAAATAAAATTCGATGAACTTCCGTCTGGGGTCGATTGGGTGGTCTTTGATTTTTGTGTGAACAGCGGAGTATCTCGCGCAGCAAAGGCGCTGCAAGGAATTGTGTCTGCAAAAAAGGATGGCCTTATCGGAAGCAAGACTATAGCAGCTGTCCAGCAAAAGGATCCTAAACAAATCATCGATGAGATGCACGATCTGCGGCAAGATTTCCTGGAGGGATTATCGACGTTCAAACACTATGGTCGAGGCTGGACAACCAGGAACGCACACGTCAAAGACACTGCCCTCGATATGGTCTAGGGTCGCAAGCTGGGTCGCAAAATAGATGATAACAAACGATAATAGATGATAATAGGAATCACTTTTATTATCATTAATTATTATTAAGTATCATATATTATCACCAGATATCACTCGGAGTGAATTTTCAAGTCCTATCACCCGCACCAAAAATCCCCATATATTACAATAACTTACACCGATATCAGCGATTTGGGTCGCAAACTCGGTCGCACTCTTGTTTGACATTGTTGACTCTTTGAGTCATTATCAATGCAATTACAATCAAGTTTCCTAAAAGAATGTGGAGGTTCAATATGGAAAAAGTTATTGAGAGCAGCGGTGAGAAATCGCAACAACTAAAGCAGCTGTACGATCTGACAACAAATACAACAAGCATGATCGTGCATACAAACAAAAATCAGAGAATAGTATTATCACAAGCGCAGCTAGAATTGATACGGCGCGGTATCAATCAGTGTGTCGATACTGATCCCTCTATCTATCTATAGGGGGATCGATGCTAACAAAAGAAGATACAATCAATCTTGTTCGATATTATCCAAATAGAAAACAGAAAAATAAAAAACCATACGTTGTTGATGCAAGAAAGCATGGCCTCAAAGAAAAGTTTTTTGCGACAAACGAAGAGGCGCTAAACTACGCAGCTGAGATATCAGAAAATTTTACAATGCACACGTCCGGCAAGGCTGGCAAAACACTGCGTAAGATTTTCGATTGCGGCCAGCATCAACCCGACAAGAATTGCTGCTACAAAAAAGTCAGACGTGACAGCATCAAGACCGGGGAACTCCGGGAGCATAGTTTCGAGAACTCGATGCGCGACATAAATTTCTTTCTCAACATTAAGATCGACGGCAAGAAAGTCGGTGACATGACGGCGCTAGAATTTTACAGCAACCCGGCGCAAGTTTATGAATGGATCGTTCCGGCGACACAGAAAAACAGAGTCTTAAAAACTGTAAAAAATTATTGGGCCAGCTACACGCATTTCAATTCGTTTTGTGTCCTGGCTGGTTATGCCGATCACAATATCTTTCGTGACACACGACCAAAGAGCGGCGGCAAAGAGAACACAAAGTCCGACAAGATCGAGAGAGTGCAGCGCGATGTTGTCGAGCGGATCCTTGAGCAGCTACCGACCGGCAACAGCAATCAGCTGCATGGTTACAAAAAATGTAACTGGCGACTTGCTGCTTTCTTTGCAGCGCAAACTGGATTGCGCCAAGGCGAACAGAGAGCACTAACCTGGAACGACGTAGACTTTGATCTAAGATCTGTCGCGGTTGACAAAGGCATCGATCGATACAGAAAGATCAACAAGACAAAAACTGTTAAGTCAAAAAGAAAGCTGCGGTTTGCACCGGTAGTTGTCAAGGCGCTGCAAGAAGAATACATGCGCCAGGGCAAGCCACCAAAAGAAGATCTGATCTGGCAAGACACACGCGGTATAACAATACATCCCTCAATGTTTATTAAAAAGCTGGCCAAAGCAGCCGCTGCAGCCGGTGTTCCTCGTATCACCTGGCACGAACTAAGGCATTACTATGCGTCCGCTCAGCTGGCCTTAAAAGGCGGCACAAAGGATGGTATCTGGAAAGTGTCGAACAACCTGGGCCATAGTAACACTGTCACTACGACGGCAACTTACGGACACTGGCTAAACGATTACGAAGAAGATCCAGAAGAAACTGCAAGAGAAGATCAAGCAGCGTTGTCATACTAAAAAAAAAATTAGTTAATCTTAGCGCCTAATCGCTCGAGAACATGCCGGGCAAGATACGTTGTGCGGCCGCTCTTATGTATCTCGTAGTCACCATGCGCCAGGATCCGCCGGAGTCGCTGATAACCAGCTGCCTCTGACAATCCAGGAAACAGCAGCTTGCCAGCCTCTGATAGCGTATACAATCCTTTAGAACTGGGGGCGGTCAGTTTTACTACTGTCATCATCATTACCAAAGTTAGGTCTTGAATAGTTTTGTCGTAGATCTTGCGGAATATCTAAGAAGAGTAGGGGCCGCTCGAGTACCGGCCATACTCCGCCGGGTTCTCCTTTTTCTTTTATGCTTAGTGCTAGCTGCAACTGTCCATCGCCATATTTAAGTGCTAGGTTGAGCAGTGTTTGATAAGCCTCCTGGATCTTAGCACGTTGCTCGTTAGTCTGCGGCAGCTGCCGGCCGTCCTCACCTTTACCGGTACGAAACTGCAACCAGGCGGCGCATTGATAATCATTATCCTTTTTTAATCCACCAGTTAATCTAAATTGATTGTTTCCAAAGTGCGGTTTAAATCCGCCGATCTTAATTTTCTCCATTTTATTTCCCTAACTTGTTTTCCATTTCAATATATTTATCTTCAACAATCTGCGCCATTGCTGGATATTGTTCTTTAAGCGCCCTGTAATTAGCCTGGTGTTGATTAAATATTGCGTTCATCTCCCCGATAGATTTTGCAAACTTAAATTCTTTCACCATCATATCTTGGAATTTTTGAAAGCTTGCTTCTACTTCTTTTGTGTTTTTACTCTGACCGGTATCTTCTGCCTCAACATCTTCCGGAAAGCTATCGCTTGCTTGCTGCAAGTCTTGCATAACTTCATCTTCTTTTTGTTCTGCCTCTTTTGCTGCCTGGACAGCCTCGTTCATATCCATCGTAACGCCTTTTAATTCAGCAACCTCGATCTCAAAGTCACTAGCAAACTCGCCGCCATGCAATCCCATGTTTGCTAACGCGCGGCCGATAGCTGACGTTTCGCCATTTTCGACAGCTGACGTTCTGTTTACGTTGCCGGCTCCGCGTATCTCTTCAGCTATTCCGGTGGCAACTGGACGTTCTGCTTTTGGCGGATATATTTCTGCAACAACAACAACGCGCTTGCCGTCGTCAACTGTTACCCTGGTATTTACCGAAAAGTCGGGGAAGTGTTTTCTAAATACTTCAACACGCATGGCAACTGTTGTATATTTTTTCCCTTTCATATCGACACCATCACTTTGATTGATAGCGTTGATCTCTTTCATGGCTGCTTGCAGCTGATCTTTCATCTAAAAACTCTCCTTGCTAGTTCTTTCAGTTCTGGTTGCAGCGTCCAGGCAAATCCGTCGTGCCATTCCGGGTCGATCATGCTGAACAAATCGTCCTGGTTGTCTGCTTTTTTAAGTAGCTGCTCTGTTACCTGGTGATGCCGGGCAATCTCTTTTACAATCCTGGCTAAGTTCTCGTCGCGTAGCTCCGGTGAATTGTCCTGGTCAAATATTTTAAACTCTTTCCAGTTTGCGTACACCAGGAACGGCGGCTGCTGACCATTTAAGGCCCAAAAGCCGGCGACCTGGTACAATGCGTTTTGTTCCCAGCGCCCGGTCAAATCTTTTGGTAAATACGATTTCTTTTTTACGCTGCTCCATTTTGTTTTTAGATCGCCGCGTCGTGCATAGTCCGGCCGGGTATTGTGCGGCAGTTCGCATCCTGGCAGCTTGTCCTGGAGGATAATCTCACCGACATATCGGTTCTCTCTCGACATCGCTTGTTTCAATCCCTCGAGTGCATGGTTGATGACCAGCGGAATCTCCTCTTTGTAGAGTTCAATCTCTTGTTCGTCGCTATTTCCGAGAAAATCGCTGATAAAATGCCTATTCTCAAAAATTAGACCCTCAGATTTGGCCCAGGAGTGCGCTTCATCAAGTTTCATGGGTTCTGCAT